TATTGTACTTGATCTAAATCGTTATCATCGTCAGAGACTACTTGTGTTATAACGTCAGCACTTAAGCCATTTAGACCTTCCATTCTCGCCTTTCGCTGTCTTTGAGCGGCGGCACGTCTTTGTCTTCCGTTTGCCATAATAGACTCCTATTTAAATAATTTACTTAATACTAAGCCACCTAATAATACAGGGGCAGCAGCAGTAGCTCCAGCCATTAAACCAGTACCACTTGCAGCGCCTGTAGCAGCACTAGCGCCTTTACCGGCAGCAGAAGGGGCAGCTTTTAAAGCCTCTGCGCCTAGTGTCGCTGCTTTTGGTACAGTATCTTCGACTAAACCAATAGCCGCATCTGTGCCAGCATTAATTAACTTCCCTTCCATTGCTTCAGCCACAGTAGGACCTTGTGAGACCTGTGGTGCTGCTGGGGCCGCTACTTGCATAACTCCTGCAGTCTCCGGTCCTCTCCTATCTCTATTAATTCCAAAAGGGTTCATTACTTGCCCCCTTGTTGTGTAGTAGTAGATGACTTAGGTAATACACCAAACATCCCACCTAGTCTTTGTAACCCTTGGTATTGTGCATCACCTTCGGCTTGAGCCTGTTGTTGTTGAGCTGTACCTACTTGTCCTAATAATTGAGCACCTTGACCTTGAGCACCTAAAGCAGCTTGTTTCATATCCATATCTTGTTGTTGTTTCTGTAAATCAATTCCTGCAAACTTAGCTGCTAGGTCTTGTGAAATACCTGCTTGATTTAAAGCTTGTCTTGATCCACTTAATCCACCAGCTCTTCCAGCTCCACCTGCTAAACTACCTAATGCTGATTGAGCTTGTTGTGTCGCTTGAGCTTGCATACCTGATACATCTGTACCACCTAGTGCCTGTTGAGCCATAGCTGACTCTAAGTTTGATTGAACACCAGCTGCTTCTGTACCAGCTTGTTGAGCAGCTAATTGAGCATCTGTGAAACCAGCCACGTGTGATAACTCACCAGATTGCTGTGCTGCTTGTGCTTCCGATAAGAAAGGGCTTATATATTCCTCATAAGCCTTCTCTGTCACACCACTCGTAGTAGTGCTTGATTTTGGTCCACCACCTGACATAATATTCTCCCTGTTAAATTGTTATAATTTTTTATCCATAGTCACATATCTTTCCATGTAACCGACCTTATTTAAAACTTTTAGCCATCCTGGTCTTCCCGTAAATTCCATACGGTCGATACCAGCCTCTCTAGCTTTATTCTCTATTTCAGTCGCAACGACCACATAATCTTTAAATAAAGCCTTACTTCCTTTTACATTTGCTAAAGTGATAATGTGAAGAGCTGTAAAACTATTGTAAGAATTAATTCTTGTACTTCCAAAAGCTACAGAATTACCTTCACTATCTTTAACATCCCATATATGGAACATAGTTGGATCACGCATAACTTCACGCATGATCTCTGTTGGGGTCCATTCACCCCTCGAGTGTTTGAGCGCCTTAGTTAAACAAGGTTCAACCTCATTCCATCTCTTAAGACATTCCTCTTGACTCATAATTTTTACTGTGTACATATTACCTCCGAATAATATTTAAACATCTGTTATTTCTACTCTAGCTCCTCCATCAGATCCTGCACTACCTGCTCTGGACCCTGAGTTGACATTAGGTGTCGCACCACTGCCATTTGTCTCAGATCCTGCACCAGCACCACCATTTCCTGGAGCGAATACAATACTACCTCCAGTGACTCCTAGTGCTATTACATCTAAGACTTGATTAAGGTTATCTCCATTACTTCCTGGAGCTGACCAACCTAGGGCATTCTCTCCGAACTTTCTAAATACGATGTGAACACCACCAGCACCACCACCTGAACCTACCCCAGTAGCATTTGTAGAAGCAACGTATGTTCCACAAGTTAAGTAGTTGTCTTGAGATCCACCACAATCTGCAAATAAGTCAGATGTAGCATCCCAAGCAGCACCTCCAGTCCCAGTAAACTGAGAACTATCTTCATCTTCACCAGCTACACTTCCTGGAGGAGCAGCAGGGTTTGTTGTCACTCCTGATAAGCTAGTCTGTTTAGCGAAAGCACTGTTAGTCTGTTTAGCACCACCAGCACCACCGTTAGCAGTATAAGTACCTATTACACTACCAGTTCCATCTGGGCCATCATATAAAGTAGCTACAGTGTTCCCACCAGCAGTACCAGCATTATCGTGGTTGGTATTGCCAGAATAACCATACTGTGCATCAATAGCCAATGTTGCGCTATTGTATGTAGCAGAGTTCAAAGAGTTATTACCATTTGGTCCACCACCACCACCTCCTGCACCAGTGAGATCTAAAGTTAGTTCTCTAGTTCCTGGTGGGATATTGTATGTCCTAGCTGCAGTTGAAGCAGAAGGATCTGTGAAGCTCTGATTAGAACCTAATGTAGGTGGTCCAGTATTAATTGCATTTACTACATATAAATACCCGTCAATATATTGGATATAACTATTAGCATCTCCTAACTGAAACCCAGGTTCCCCTGAAGCATCGTTGCCGAGGAATGCACCAGTATTAGCTTGATCTGTGAATGAGGTTTTACCCCAAGCAATAGAACCACTATTAGCTGAAACATCTAATTGACCATTCAGTGTCATCTCATCGACATTTAAAGTGCTTACATCAATCTCAGTAGCTGTGATAGTACCTGTAGCTATTTCACTAGCTGTAATAGTATTAGAAGCAATATCACTGGCTGCAATTGTGTTAGCAGCGATATGATCAGTAGTAATAGTACCATCTACTACTAAGTTTCCGTCAAGGAAATTAGGGGCAGCAACCCAAGTATCTACTGTTGCTACAACCTGGAGGGTGCCATAAAGCTTACCATCATCATAAGTAATAACAACAGTCGCACCATAACCTAACTCTGTATGAGTAGAATAAGTTAAACCTGTGAAAGCATTAGCAGCTAATATTACATCAGCTTGCCAGGTAGCATCATTAAGAACTGGTTTATTACTTCCTGATTTAGTGTAACTAATTACACCTAAGTTCCTAGAAGTTGCATCTAATACTTTTACAGGGTAAATCTGCCATTCAGAGACTGCGCCATCTATAGTATATTGATCTGCTAACCAGTAAGCTGAATCAGGTATTGCTGTTGCCGGAGCAATAGAAGTCCAGGTTATACCTGCTCCTGGGTCATCAGGGTTTCCTAGATCAACCAGTAGTTCTGAGTCAGTTGAGTAGTATCTTACATAACTACTAGCTGTAACTGTATCTGATGTAGCTTCCCAAATGTAATCCGTTGGGTCCCCAGAGGGGTACGTAGCAGTGCTCGTAAATCTACCTCTGTACGCAAGTAAAGCACCTACATCTGTAAAAGGACTAAATCCAAAATCCGTAGCATCACTTTGATTAGGGATGGTACCCTCTGAGGTTAAATTGGATAATGCAGAAGCATAAGCAATATATAAAACCTCAGAAGAAGGTGTCCAGGATTCTCCATCATTGACCACCGGGGAACTTAATCTTTTAATCTCTTTCTCCAAGAGACTAAGTCTTCTCTCAATCTCTGGAGAGGGTCTTTGTAAATTAGCCATGTATTATCTCCTTCCGACTCCTCTTAAATCAAAGGAGATTGTTGTTAATTTAGGGTTAGTCGTGCCACTCATTGTAACACGAACATTCATATACCTTCCTGATACTCTTTTATCTAGTTTGTAATCAGTTGAAGGGGTAAAGGTCTGATTAGTGTACGAAGCCGTATCACCAATATTACCTGTACCATCAATTGCCACAAGAACTACATTCTCTGAGCTAGGATAGTATTTAGTTAATTGTTTAAAGTCTGTTGTTCCAAGACTGTTCTCTTTCTGGATAAAGTATCCACCAGTTACATAAGAACTAGTTCCAAGTATCTGGATATTAGCATCATCAGGACTAGCACCGTATATTTTAATTACACCATCTAGTTCAGTTTCAGCCATACCTAGTAAATTAGGGATATCCCTTTTATGCCATAACTTAGTTTCATAATCAATTACGAAAGCTTTATCACAGCCTTTACCAGAGTTACCCGTCTCAGAGTAACATAGCCAAACTTCTTTATCTCTCGTCTGCTTAAACATGAAAGACCTATCTCTTTGTGAAGCTACAACACTATCAAATAAACCATCTTGTATAATACCTTTAGATAAATCTACTTTCTGTGTTTGACCATCATGTACGTATATACCATAATTACCCCAAACAAGATGTTGATTATTACCTATAGATTGTACACAACCTGGTGAATAGATGCCATCATCTTCAAAAATTGGATCAAAGGCTAACACAAATGTATCACCTGTTTCCCTAACTTGTATTACCGCATCATCTTTATAGACTATGAAGTAAGGACCAAGTTGGAGACCATCTAAGATCTTACCAGGTGTTTGTGTCATGAATGCATCACCAGCAGTATTAGTACTAGATGCTTGCCAAGTCACATTAGTTAATGAAGCTATTGATGTAACCACAGAGGACCATACTACATCTACCGGAAGACTTACATCATCTCCAGTACCTGCTGCGTGTTCCTCAAAGATATTCATAGCTATTAGTCTGTTGTTATACGGACGTAAGATACGAGTAACTAGAGCTGAACCTGTAGAATCATCTATACCAGACCAGTTCGTAAGTTCACCTAGGGACCCTGCTGAGACACCTGCATCAGTAAACTGAGGTGGTGCATCATTAGCTGGGTTCACAATCAGAATCTCATTAAATACAAAGATCTGCGGTGGGTATAACTCATTAAATGTAAACTTCTGATCTGCTGTAGCATTAGTAATATCATTATAAGCCAATGTTGACGTATTATAAGTTACTACGTGGCAGAAACCATCTGTCCCATCTACAATGTAAGCAAGAACTAAATAGTTAGTACCTGCTGGTGTGTACTGAGTAATCGCTATTAGGTCTCCACCTGAAATAACTGCATCTGAATCATGTAATACTACACTGTCAGTGAAGTCCAATACGCCTTGTACTGAACCATCTTTTGATCTTACGTTTAAGCTTTCGCTCCACGCTCCCGGCTGTAATTTATGTGCAGGTACATCTGTGATTAAACCCATAGAACTGAAATCTATTTCTGGACTTTTAGTGAACATAGTTTACTCCTTTTAATTTCCACCCTTTATGTTGTTTTGCTTTCCCAAAAATAACCTCCTCAAGGTGCGAAGACCTTGTACCATATTTCTCAGTCATCTCATATCTAGTGAGAAGCACCTCACCTAAAGTAGGGTGACACCACCAATACTTTGTTTGATCAGCGCCTGGGTGATTTAAACCTTTTTTCAAGGAACTCATTACAGATAAAGTACCTTCACTGTGCGAAGTACCAAATCTATTATTACCCTCTCCTCTCATCCTAGAGCTTTGATTATTTTTACTCTCTTCTGACCACTTTCTACCTAAATTAGTGTGACCGCTCATTAGTATAAAATTCTTATTTAAGATCTTATCCCCTCTCATCTTATGAATCAGAAAGTGATCGTCAGGATGTAAAGCAATTAAATTACCTCTTCTCTCATCTCCACCTTCGCATCTAGGTTTAATATGATGAATGTGGAAACCTTTCGGATAATCTCCTATTTGTTTCGTGTATATTCTTCTCAAGCTCATCATATCTCCTATTTTTATTGACGCTTAGCCATAGACTGTCCAAAATAAAATCCGATAATGGACATTATAGTATAAGGTAGGTACTCTGGAGTAACCATTCCTTCTAATGTAACAAATTCTGTTACGGTTGTTGTGAAATCAAATACTAAGAACTTGAATCCTTCTGTGACCTCTACGGGGACCACTGTAGGGAATCCGAAGAACGGTGCTGTAAGGATAACAAATGCCATACCTACAAAAGACATAGTAATAAATCTCCTCATCCAATTAGCTGAAGGGTTCTGCATCTCTCTCACAGCCTTTAACTCACCTGCTCTAGCACTTCTCTCATCCGCCAAGTCTTTCTGCGAATCAGATTTCATTCTAATATATGCACCACCTACTGTCGATATTAACATTGTTATTACTTCCATTGGTAATCCAAACATATTATCCTCCTATTTTTTATCTTCCATCTTATCAATCTTATCGAATACTTTACCAATAAGTTGTTTGATATCAGCCATGTCTTCTTTAAAATCATTTCTTAGTTGAGTTTGCTCCGCATGATAATCTTCCTTTAATACATAAGTATGAGGAAGACCCTCTTTACAGCTGTTGTGGTCCTTTTGAATTGTTTTTACATCTGATGATAGCTCTTTAAGAAAGTAGCCTATCATAGCGACTATTAAAGTTAAACTGTACACGTAAATATCTTCCATTACACTTTCCTTGACTGTTGTAGTCTGTTATTAATTGTTTTTAAATAAGATCCATCGGAAAGACTCGTTAGAATCCTTCCTGTGTATCTTCTCTGTCTTACATTGGTTTAGATGGGGAAACTGGGAAGCTTCCTGCGTATGTATAAGTAGCCATATTAGACCTCCTCTTAAATTAGTTTACGTAGTTGGTTTAGGGTCAAGAACAACTACACCTTCTTTAAAAACGTAGTCATAGAAGTTATCAGGATTAACACCTTGAACATCCTCATCTGAGAAAAAAGCATCAGACCCTTTTGTCCTATCTCCTGTATTTATTATAGAGTTGCTTGAGGACATAGCATCAATTCTCCCTGTTTCCTTATTATAGTAATAAAACATAAAACCCCCTTTAATCTAATTTCATAGTTCTACAGTAAAAAGAACTTGCGGTGACACCTGATATCTCATCACAATAAGCAAGGAAAGAGTTCTCTTGCTGACTAGTATCATTAGTCATAGTGCCTATTGTAGTTGCTCCATTCTTAATATTAACTGTATCTGTGTTACCGCCTGTTGCTTGTATCCAGTACCAACCCGCCGTGAAAGTTTTAGTGTGGGTGTTATAGTCCATAGAGTACGTGGTAAATCCTGCACTTCCATCATTAAATCCACCACTCTCTTCTATCGCTCCATTAATTACTCTCATTATGAAATCTCCTCGTAGCTTATGATGATCTCCAAGTCACTTACCACACTTGCGAATCCTGCAATCTTATCACCCTCTTCTAAATAAATACTCGCACTCTTATCTAGTACCAGTAGAGTAGTATCTGCAGCAACACTTACTGTCTTCAATAGGTGGAAAGAAGTTGTAGTCCCTGCATCATAGAAAGTAACTGTTGCATCAGCAGCATTAACCCCATCTACATTTGCAATATGGATACTGTTAATTTTATAAATTTTACCACTAGCAGCTGAGTTTGTTACTATATCAGCTGTTGTGGCTGTTAGTGCAGCTCCTACCGTTTTACCGTTGATAGTTGCTACGTTTACAATGTTTGGATTAGCCATTTGCTATTCTCCTATGTTATCCGAAGACCATTGCCATAGCGATAGCCTTACCTGTTGAAATATTTAATGCGATAGTTCCGTCTTCATCGGGAACTGTGAGTACACGAGTAGTCGCAGTAGTTAAACCGTCGACTTCAAAGCGTACCTGTTTAGTACCATCGGTAGACCCCTTAACGACACTAGTAGTATCAACAGTAGGGGCTTCACCTAAAGCTGAAGTAACCTCCCATGAGTTATTAGAAGTATAAGTGTAGGTTACACCATTCATTTCCAGTGTGTCGTTTAACACTGGTGATCCAGGGAATGAACCTGCGTAAATATAGTTAGCCATTTAGGGTCTCCTTTGTTTAATTAGTTTGGGGTCATTAACGACCAGTTTTGTATTTCTTCGTCCCAGAGATATAATAAATTATCATCTGGACAAGGTATAGGGGCTTCCCACCTACAAGTAGTCTCATTTAAGACCCAAGAAGATGAGGGTTTAGGTCCAATAAAGGCATCTCTGTTAGAGTCGTAGGTATGTCCTACTCCTGCGAGATTCTTGCGGATAGTACCATTATAAGAGGTTTGAATCCAACTCCCACCTAGTAGGTCTTTACAAAATCGAATACCGATCTCTTCTGACTCATTACCTTGCTCGTCAAGTATATCTTCATCATTAACAACGATTACTTGAGTCACTGTATTGTTTTCTATTTTTGCAAAATGTGCCATATAATCTCCTATTGATATAAGTATCTGATAATAACTACGCCAGATCCTCCATTAGCACCAACATCACCGTTATCACCGCCACCGCCACCGCCTGAACCAGTGTTAACTGCACCTGTTGTTGGAGCTGTGCCGCCAGTAATCCTACCACCATTTCCACCGATGCCAGAACCACCTGTACTAGTAGTGGTATTACCACCACCACCACCTCCAGCTGCGTAAAAAGTAGCTGTTCCAGTGATTGAGGATTGTGTACCAGCTCCGCCATTACCAGGGATGAAACCACCACCACCTCCTGTACTTGCAGTCCCTAATCCTCCATGTCCACCGCCACCTGAACCGTAACGATCAGTACCATCATTACCCTCTGAAGGGGTATATCCGCCAACATTACCAGCACCACCTAAAGAAAGGTAATCTAATCCTCCAGCACCACCACCTGAACCACCAGTAAGACCATCGTCTTGGGTTCCAGTACCAGAATAGTTACCTCCACAACCACCACCAGAAGATTCAAGAGGTGAACCAGAGGTTTGTGGTGTGATTGATGAATCTCCTCCAGCTACATAAGATGTGCCACTTCCACCAGCTCCGATTACAATTACGTAATCTTGAGCAGTAAGAGTATTAAGGGAAGTACGCATACCTCCAGCACCACCACCACCACCATAATAGCCTTCACTACCACCTCCACCACCTCCAGCTACGCATAAGAAATCAGAAGCCCCTGTACCAGCGGTTGTTACTGTGAAAGTTCCTGAACCTGTGAAAGTATGGATTTTGTAGTTACCATCAGTAGTAATAGTACCACCGGTGGCTACAGTAAAGACTGCACCTTGATTACTAGCAGCCATCATAGCTAATCTTGAAATAGGCATATGCCCTCCTTTAAATATTTTAATATACTTCAGCGACCCCTCTCGTGAGAAAGGAGTCTGTGAAATATACTTTGTTAACTAAGCAAAAGCTGTACCAGCTTGCATCCCGTACCAATTAGTTCCATCACTAATAAAGGTATAAATATCAATACCTGCATCTTTAGTAGGTTCTGTGCCACCACTCCACTTAATCGTACCAGCCCAAGTGATACTTGTACCTGTAGCGTGCATGATTGTGAATGATTTACCAGCAGTAGCAGTAGGCATCGTGATCGTCATTGTACCTGTACAGCTGTAGACAGTCCCTTCTGTGAAAGCAGGAGTGAATGAAGCTGCTTTGGTCGTTTGGGTCTCTGTGAAACCTTTTACTATAGTAGTTCCGAAAACCTGTAAATCATTAGTAACTTCAGCTTCACCAGTTTTAGATAGTTTAATTACATTAGCGTTATTAGCCTGTAGCCAACAATCACCATTAGTAGTTGTACCTACAAAACCATCACCATTAAATGCAACGAATCTGGCAGAAGCACTAGCATCTGTCTCTGTAGCAACAAAACCAGATACCCCTGCTTTACTTACTGTTATATCACCTGTTGCAGTTCCACCAGCAAGATTTAACTTCTTATCTAACTCCACTTTAGCGTTAGCTGGAGTAATAGCTCTAGTTGTATCAGTTCCAGTTGTCATTTCTGCATCTGTTGCTAACTCAACCACACCTGAAACGGTAGCAGAAGCTGCAACTTCGTCACCTGTGTTAGTTCCCGAGTTTGTACCTGTAATATCACTTGTGTAAGCAATAGTACCATCGGAGTCTTGTACTGTAAGAACACGAGTAGTAGCAGTAGTTAAACCATCTACTTCTAAACGTACCTTCTTAGTAGAGTCAGCTGAACCTTGAACAATAGCACTAGTATCTGTAAACGCATCTAAGCCAGCACCAGCGGTAGATACATCAACCCAGTTAGAGTCAATTTGGATATAAAGAATACCATTAGTTGAATCAAACCAGTGATCACCAGCTACCGGAGATCCCGGAGCTGTCCCTGAAGATGTAAATGAGCCGCCACCTGCGCCAACTTCTTGCCATACTGCGGCAGTTGAAGTAGCATCTAAACAAATATAAGCTGTATCTGCTGTTGTGTCTACAAACATAGATCCTGGAGCATAACCATCACCACTATCTTCGTTAGCAGTAGGGGCAGTTGTACCTGTACCAGATTCTAAGTGAATACTAGTGTCAGCACTATGGGCAGCAGTAGCGTAATCTGTTGTAGCGAATGCTTTAACATCTGCAAGATTAGTTACTTCACTATCCATCAAAGCACCAGCAGCAGTTACATTAGTTGTATCTGTTACGTCAGCTAAAGCCTCAATACCATCTAGTTTAGTACCATCAGTAGCTACGTCTCTTCCATCAAATGTTGAAGTCGTAGTTACAGCACCTGTTAGTGCGCCACCTGCTTTAGGCAATGCATTATCTGCAGTTGTACCTTGAGCAGCAGTAGCGTAATCTGTTGTAGCAAATGCCTTAACATCTGCAAGATTAGTTACTTCACTATCCATCAAAGCACCAGCAGCAGTTACATTAGTTGTATCTGTTACGTCAGCTAAAGCCTCAATAGCATCTACTTTAGTTTGTAATGCAGACCCTGCTAAACCAGCTGGAGTGATTGCTCTTACAGTATCTGTACCTGTGTCAACTTCAGCAATAGTAGCTAATTCAACAATACCAGAAACGGTAGCAGAAGCTGCAACTTCATCACCTGTGTTAGTTCCTGAGTTTGTACCTGTGATGTCACTTGTGTAAGCGATTGTACCATCTGAGTCTTGAACTGTAAGAACACGTGTAGTAGCAGTAGTTAAACCATCTACTTCTAATCTAGCAATCTTAGTAGCGTCAACTGAACCTTTAGCGATACCTGTTGTATCAACTACAGGAAGTGTATCACCACCACCACCACCAGCTCCAACTTCTTGCCATACTGCGGCAGCAGCTGTAGAATCAACACAAATATAAGGTGTATCTGCTGTCGTATCAATCCAAGTAGAACCTACAGCATAACCGTCACCACTGTCTTCAGAAGAAGTTGGTGCGGTGGTAGCGTCTAGTTTATTCTTAAATGTCGAAATATTAGAATCAGAAGCTGCAATAGGTGTAAGAGTACCTGTTATTACGTTACTCGAGAACTCATTGTTAGTAGCTCCTGTAGTCTCACCAATAGAGATAGCATTACCTGTACTTCCACATCTGTTACTAGAGATTACATTACTTCCACCTGAGATCCAGATATCTACATTATTGTTACTGGCAAAGTTATTACCAACAATAGTATTATCATCACCATAGAGAAGTAAGCCAAATGCACCTGCAGCAATAAAGCTACCTGTGATTACAAACTTACTGGATGTAGCCTGTATAAGAACATTAGAACCTACACCAGATCCTGCACCAGATGCAAATTGACAACCACTAATCTGCCAATCACTTGAACTATCAGTCTGTAAAGCGTAACCCCCTGAGTGAGTAGTAGTAAAACTACAGCCCACTAAAGATCCCCAATCTTGACCTGAGATATGTATACCATTATACTGCCCATTAGTTGAACAGTTTACAAGCCTAACACCCTCATCATAGGCACCTAGTCCTCCACCTACGTAGAAACCTGTAGCACCTACGGTCATATCATTCTGAACACTAGAGTTAGCTACATCTGAATCAGCACATCTGTCAAGGTAAATACCATACTTACATGCCTCTACATCAACTGCCTGTATAGTAGTATTCACACAAAGCTTCAGATTAACAGCTCCTACATCTGCATTAGTTAAATGCAGCTTATTTAGCTCTAATCTGTTTACTCTGTCATAGTTTACAATAGCAGGAGAAGTATCATTAGCGTTATCTGAGAAAGCATTATCTACAGTAAGGTTAGTATTATCTGTAACAACAGTAACTACACGGGTCTCTCCAGATACTACCAGGAAATCACCTACGGCTACTTCTGTAGAGAATAAGGTACCTACACCCACTACTGCTGTAGAAGCAGTTGGATCAATTGTACCTGTTAATACTGTCTCATCTTCATTACCTGCAAAATTAATAAGATTAATAGTTGTGAAACCTGTGCCGTCAATAGAAAGATCTTCGATAGCAAAGTAAGAGTCGTAAGTATAACCTGCAGCACTTGCTACGGCATAGTTAATAACATTCTTAGAGTTTGTATTAGCTCTGATTGTAACAGAGTTCATACTTTCACCTAAAAGTCTTACATCTTCTTTCATTTCAATCTGACTTACTTTATAGTCGCCAGCAGGGAAGAATACAGTACCACCACCAGCTGTGTTTACAGCAGAGATAGCAGCATTAATCGCTGTAGTATCGTCAGTAGAGTTATCACCCTTAGCACCATGTTGTGTTACAGTAGTGTATAAACCACCACCTGTAGACCATATGGCTGCTGATGAGGTTGCATCTACACATGTATAAGATAAGTCTGCTGTTACGTCAATCCATATAGATCCTACAGCATAACCGCTTCCTGAGTCATCAGTAGCAGTCGGAGCTACAGTAGCAACCAAGTTAGATTTCTTAGAAGCGATTGCATCAATACCGTCTAATTTAGTTTCATCAGCTACAAGGAAAGCAGCAGTTGTAGCTTTAACAGCCGCAATACCTGCTAACTCACTGTCCATTAAAGCACCAGCAGCAGTTACATTAGTTGTATCTGTTACATCAGCTGAAGCTTCAATACCGTCTAATTTAGTTTTATCTGTACCAGTCATTAGACCTGAGTTACCTGCAGCAACCACTTCAGTTAATACTGCATTTGTTCCATCAGAAGATGTAACAGTTCTTGTACCTGCAGCGTAAGATAGATCTGTAGTCACGTTAGTAACTTTAGCATTGTTAGTTGCTGTATCTGACTCAATAGTGTCTAAATCAACTGCTTGAGTAACAGAGATGTGACCTACTTTAGTTTGCTCTGCATCAGTAAACGCATTAGTATCTGCATTATTCTCATAAGCAACTTTAATACTTGCATCATCTAAATTCTTATTAACAATAGTCCAATCAGCCTCTAAAGATGCACTTGCAACTTCAGCGATTATCATATCACCGACTTCCACAGCAGTAGTAAAGAATGTACCAGCAACTGTTACAGTATAAACATCACCGACAGCTACACCACTTGGTGAAGTATCTAAGTCAGGTGAGTTAGTCGATGCGTTATAAGCACCTTTGTAAGACATCTCTGATGTTATCGCAGAAGCAACCTCTGTATCAACATAAGCCTTAACTGATTGTTGAGTAGGTACTTTTGTAGCAAGATCTGAAACCATGTTATCTTCATCTACTACGAAAGACATAGCAGATGTTGTTGCATCAGAGTTCATTACTGCACCGGCAGCGTCTACGTTTGTAGCATCTGTTACATCAGCTGAAGCCTCAATACCGTCTAGCTTAGTTTGGTCAGCTACAAGGAAAGTCCCTGTTGTAGCTTTAACTGCAGCTACGTCTGCCAATTCTGAGTCCATTAGGGCACCAGCAGCAGTTACGTTTGTTGTGTCTGTTACATCAGCCGAAGCCTCAATACCATCTAACTTAGTACCATCTGTTGCTACATCACGACCATCAAATGTTGATGTAGTCGTTACAGCCCCAGTAAGGGCACCACCGGCAAGAGGTAACTTATTTGTTACATCTGCATCTAGTGCAATAGTACCATCTGAATCTTGTACTGTAAGAACACGAGTAGTAGCAGTAGTTAAACCATCTACTTCTAGTCTTACTTGTTTAGTATTATCTACATTACCTTTAGCGATACTTACTGTATCTAATACAGGTAGAGATACCGCACCACCTGATGCGATAGAGTCCCATACTGTTCCTGTGTAGTAGTAAAGTAGATCATCTGTTGTGTTAAAATATAAGTCACCGGCTGTTAAAGCATCACCGTCATTATCTAATGTTGGGTTACTTGCTTTAGCTCCAAGATAGACATCATCAAAGTTATCTAAAGCTGTCTCAGCAGCAGTTTGCGCTGTCTCAGCAGCTGTCTGTGCAGTAGATGCAGCAGTAGCACTAGCAGCAGCATTAGTCTCACTAGTAGCGGCATTAGTTGCGCTAGTAGCCGCAGCAGCAGCACTTGTACTTGCGTTTGAAACTTGTGTTTCATCACCGACGTTTCCGTCGAAAAAACTTCCTTTAGACATAAGTCACTCCTAAATTAAAGTCCCTGGAAATTAGGGAAATTCATTGAGATGTTACCACCACTTCTTTCTGCTCTTGTAGCTCTCTCATTAGTTGCAGTAATCTTATCCATATACAATCTTGTATATCTTGCAACATCTTCATCATTACTTAAGTATTCTGAAGCGATAGCTAAACTAGCATAGAGGATGATTTCATAGTCACCATTAAGTAACCATTCTATCTTCTCAACATCTGCGAAATTAACAGTACAATCACCATATCCATTAGCTGGCGAGTAAGCTACATAAGTAGCTCCTGATGTATCATCTAGTTGTCTAACTAGTGCATCACACGTGGTCTGTGTACTTCTAAAAACCTCACCGTTGGTATATAATGAACCAATCGGGGGTACGATTCTATAGTATCTCATTGTGTACGCACCATCAGCAGCAATATTACCTGCGTCATCTGTAACAACAAAACTTGTACCATCTCTAGCAAAAGAGTAAGGTAAAGCATTCTTATTAGATGCGTATATTGTACGAGTATCAGATCTTTGTAAAATAACATCATCTGATAAACTTGTACTTGTCCAAACACCATCAGCAGCTTCACATAAAGCCGGAGTAGTGTTTGTTGCAGGGGCTACATCACATGAGCCTGTTCCTGTCTTTCTTAATTCTATTAATTCCAAGAAATCTGATGGAATTGTAATACTTGATGTGTCTGAAGAAATAGTAACAATTGTAGTCTTCTCCAAAGGAGGAATACGTAAGTGTTCATATACTTTACTTTCAGCCATCTCGATAAATTGATCTAATTGAGCATCTGTCAAATCTGATCTATTTAGCCAATCTGCTACGGTAGTACGTAGGTTCGCTTGATCTGTTACTGTTGCCATAATTAACTCCCTTTTGGATTCTTAACAATATTGCCCGTCAATAACTGAGGGTAATCTCTAATTACTATCTTTCTAATTTGTGCCATTTCCTCAACACCATTCTGAGGATTATGTACATCAATCTTATATTTGTTCATAATATCCACAGCTACAATATCTGGGATAATTGCAAAACTTCTATAGTTAGTCTTCTCATTTGCGAAGAGACTATTTGCTTGTGACCGAGAAGCTTTAGCGTAGTCTAAATAAGCAGATATATCTTGTTCTGCTCTTGTCTGTCCGAGGTCTCCCACGGTACTTTTTAACCAATTCATATTATTCCTCCGAATTTTATACCTCTAATTAAATATACTAATAATAATAATACACTTAAGTAGAGGCACCTCCCCGAAGGGAGATACCATCTAGTAAGTAACTATTAAGCTACTAATGCACCGATACCTGAAATCATACCAGATGCGAAAGTGTTACGACACTCAAGTGTACACTCTTCTACTAACATACCAGTAGTTGAGTCACCTTTCTGACCAACGTCTACAGTGTGTAGTGGACGTAAAGTCGCTAGTGACCACCATGATGGATCGTAAACGATTACGTCTGTAGCACCACCGATACCGTCAGAGATATCTACTGAGCTAGCTAGACCCTGGATGTAGTTAGGTACAACCTTAACTAAACCGAAGTCTGACTCGTATAACTCTACTGATTGACGGATGCTTCCTTTCTCATCGATGTTACGACGAGTGTTTGAAGCAGCTTGTGCCAAGCTAGAGAAGTTACGCTTTTGAGTTGGAGACATCATTAATACTGATGCTTTACCACCCTCTTCATAGATACGCTGCATTACTTCATCAACGTCAGATAACGCTAATGAGTGAGTACCAGCTGTAGCTGATGCTGAAGGTAAGCCTAGCGCTGAACCGTCTGCTGCAGTGTGAGTACCTGAAGCGAATGCTGGAGTTGCAGCAGAAACGTCCCAAGTGTTGTATGCAGGAATGAATGATTGAATACCACCCATTACACGACCAGCGTTAGCACCTACTGTATCAGCAGTACCAGTACCGTCAGTAATTTGACGTGCACCGATTAATGAATGCTCTAAATCACGCTTAAGCTCTGTACCTTTCTTCTTCATTTGGTATGCGAACTCAGAGTTACGACCAGCTTTAGATACTGAGTCTAAAGTCTTAGACACTTGCATGTGCTTAGTCAAGATCTGAGTGTAGTTACCAACACGAGTAGTTGATACAGCTGAAACAGAACCTGCTGCGAAATCTGAACCTTCAGACTGCGCGTTAGTTGCTGGTGCAGTTAGCTCATCAGTTTGCCATTCGTGGTATACTGCTGTTGCTTTCTTGTTACCGATTGATGAAATAAAAGGAGTCTCATCACGCGTGATCATTGAAATGAACGACGCTAAGTCTTCCTTTTTACCTTTGGTGTCTTCTGTTCTAAAAATTGCCATTTTAGTTTCCTCTTTTTAAATGTTATTATAAGAAGCTTAGTCTAGTAATCCGTCAACCATAGAATCTAGGAACGCATCTTGTTGTGCCTCCGAACCTTCTCCGGTTAGAATCTTCTTACGTAGTTTCTTTGCTTTCTCGTCAGTTTTAGCCTTTTTGTTCACAGGCTTTTTAGCTTTAACACTCTTCACAGGAGCCTTCTTACGTTTCTTAGCGGCAACTTTCTTACCGTCTTTAAGAGCTTTATAGTCGTACATTAACTGGATAGTTTTTGCATCAGTAATCTGTGCAAACTCTGGAAAACCTAGATCACTAGCCCATTTAACTACACCTTCGTAGTTGTCTTGCCATCCTGGTAATTCCTTATTTAATGTAACAATCGCTGCATCCCTAGCCGCTGCTAGTGAAGCCTCATCAGCCTTCTTAGTCTCTGCAGAAGCTTCAGACTCTAATCTCTTAGTTTCATCTTGCTTCTCTTTTAACTCTTGGGCTTTGGCTCGTCTAGCTTCCTGCCATTTAGGAAGTTCAAACATATCATCGTCAGCAATTAACTGCTGTATTTTACGGTCATATGCCGCTAACTGTTGTTCATCAGAATCTACTTGATTCTTCAAAAGTTCAGCATTTTGCTCTTTTAGTGTAATTGACTCTTCTTGAAGTGTTTGAGCTTGTTTAAGCTGTTCACTGGCTTCAATGGATTTCTTATTAGCGTGTTGAGCAGTTTGATATCCACGAATTAGTTCTCCCATAGTTACTTCTGAATCTTCACCATCTACCTTTACAGGTACCATGAAGTCCATATCTAACTCTTCGGAATCTTCCTCTTCTTCTACTTCATCTTCAGGTAGGTCTTCACCATCTTCTTCTTCAGTATCTTCTACCACTTCTTCCTCTTCACTATCAAGTTCTTCAGTCTCAGGTGCCTCAGCTTCATCCTCGTCTGCTGCTTCTTCCACTGTGTCTTCCACCTCTTGCTCTGGTAGAACTTCTTCGGGTTCGTCCCCAAAAAATTCGCCAGCAAGACCTTCTAACATTGCGTCTTCGTCAACTAAGTTCAATTTAACATCTTGACTGTTCGTCAAGGTAGTTTCGATATTATCCGACATATTTTAATCCTCCAAGATTATTTATTTCTTAGCAGTTGGCTTTTTAGCAACTACTTTTGGTTTTTTAACAGGTACACATTTGCAATCTACGCATTCACAATTGCCGCCGCAATCGCCATCGCATTTACAAACCCCTGCCTCTTTCTTTAGACGTTCGATGATTAATTGAACATCGTTTAATCTATCAAGAAGTTGTCGTACCATAACACTATGACCACGATTACCTCTCATCTCTCTTAAAATGTTCTTCTCTTCAAGTTCAAACATCTCAATATCTTCCATTAAAAACTCACGCATTATTTATCCTCCATTTCTTTTTCAAATATTGCATTGTCACCAGCTACCGCTAAAGCTTCAATCTGTCTCTTGACATCTTCTAAAGCTACGATAGTGTTATAGAGAGTCTCTCTTAGACCCTCTTGGTTCGGTCTGGTTTTACTCCATGCTTCTCTATAGTGCTGGCGTACCATGTCAAAAATGACAGGATATGCCTTATTAGCTATAATGGTCTTAGCATGTGAACCTAGTTCTACTTTATCCATATTACCTCCGTTGTATGAATTAACCAATCTTAGTTGGCTTACCAGTTGCTGCTTCTAATGCAACTTCCGCTTTGTCTTTTGCTTTCTGATGTTCAAACTTCTCTCTATCAAGCTCCATATCAGCTTGTTTCTTTTGAATGTCTGCCATCTGTTTCTGTAAAGTCAGTAACAACTTCTGTTGTTCCATCTCACCTTCTTTCTTAGCTTCCTCACCTGCAGCTTCTTGCTGTTGGGCAACCATCTGTTGCTGTTGTTGACCTTGTGGGGTATTAGGGTCGACAATAAAGTCAGCCCAGTTCTCAATACCCATACTTTCCATCAACTGTCTAGCAATGTTAAACCCAGAGTCTGGATTAATAACACTCTTAGTCTCAGGTGCTTGGTATAACATAGGCATTACTTGGCTAGCTAACATCATCATATTCTCTTGAGTGTTAGCAGAGCTATTAGTACCTACATCAATATCAACAGTTAAGCTTTCTATCGGCATTAAGTCCTTTGGTGAAATACCATAGTATGCAAAATCCTTAAGAACACTATCTGCATTCTCTAAGATTAGATCATATACGCCTTTACACATATCTTTAAAGCCTGTCTCTGCGAATCTACGTGCAATGTACGCGATACGCTTTTGAGATGCAGCTTGTACCTGTGCTACTTTACCTGCTGAGTTACCTGAATCAAACAACTTCTCGTTTACACCCTGAGCTGCTCTAGTCATACCAGTCGCCTGTTCTTTCTCTGCATTCATGAACTCTAGTAAAGAGAACGTCGATGGAGACAAGTTATCAGGAGTGATTGGTTGTACTGAGGCTACAGGAGAGCCGTTTGTAGGGATTATTTGATGTGGTTCAGGGCTTTGTAAGGCTCTGAAGTCAACTACGTTAGGATCGGCTAGGATTCGTCCGTAGTTAGTCAAATAAACATTCTCGATAAGACCTCTGGTGATCGCTGTCTTGATCTCTGTAGCAGAGCGTGTTGCATCTGCAATAGATAAGCCATAGAAAGCGTAAGGGATTTCGATAGGATTCAAATTAGCCAACGGAATACTATCAGCGTACTCCTCTAGTAAGATCTCTTCACCGGCTATGATGAAACGCTTTAGTTCTGCGATTCCATCTCCATCTCTATCTATTCTCATCCACACTTCGCTAACAGTAATTAATGTGTTAGCTTCACCTATACCTTCAGCTTCGGAGTTCTCCCAAATACCATTAACAGATTGACGATTATAATCCTCGCCATTAACTCCATTAATAGTGGTGAAATCTTGACCTCCTTCAGCCAATTCCATACCAACATCGAAACCCATCTCTCTTAAATCAGAAAGGGATTGCTCTGTTTGAATGCCTACAAACGTTGAGTCACTAATACTAGTGGCTGAACGATCAATCATAAAAGCTTCCGGTGGAATATTCTCTAATTTAATCTTAGATTTGTCCACCTTCCTCTTAATTCTTACTAAAGAGTAAACCTCATTGGTCTCATCAATAACCATATCCATGATTTCTACATCATCTTCCATAGTTAAAGCATCAACCTCTTGTGCTGAGATATTCTCATACTCTTCAATCTTGTAATCTATTTTTTCTTCCCACTGCCATCTAATAACAGCGTTCTTGAACATTAGGGCTGATTTAACCCATGTATTTAGTTCTGACCAACCGTTGTTCTTCGTAAAGATACAATGATTAGTTACTTCTGTTGCGATACCTGCTGATCTCGACTGTGTTGGATCTGCTGGGTTAAATTTAGCTATCTTATTATTAGATAACATTAACTCAGAGATAACCGCTAAGTACGAGTCTACGATTTCAATAGTGTCAGATGTAACCACTTGACTCACACCCATAGGCTTTAAGCGCCCTTTAGGTTGTTGAGTATAGTAATCTATAGCTTCTTCTCTTGCTTCGGTAAGCTCAGATCCATCAAGAAAGCCTCCAGTTGACTGGCGAATAGCTTCGTTGATGAGACCGTTTAGCTCCTCATCCGATATCTTTTTAATCTTGTCTGCCATAATAGTTCCTTATATCCAGTTATTATTCTGAGGTGGTATGAACGTATGTCCAAAACCTACTCTATCATTAGTTAGTTTATCAATGTGCGTACGATACACTTCACAAGCTATTGCTAAGCTCATTACAGTATCATCAAAACACCCGGGTCCTGCGTTAGTAGCACCCTTCTCGTCTGCTAAGTAATCTTTAAGCTCTTGAATAATTATAGAAGATCTAATACTTAGTTCTTCTTCAAATATCCAGTTCTTTAAGTTACCTATAATAGCAGGTTTAGACGCACTAGTTGTTCTAAAACCAAGTCTAATACCTTCCTCATTGGAAATATTAGCAATCTTAGTTTGATGATATAAATTTACATAATTCATATCTTTTAACTTCTGTAGAGTCGATACACCCATAGAATTACTTTCTACAGCAAGTAAGGCATTATTAAAATACCTACCTAAGTAGAATAACTCCTTTCCGAATGCGGAAGGGTCAATTCTATTGTTTCTATAAAGACCTACTACTTCTCTCTTTGTATTAAGAACTACAGCTGTACTATAGTCCTGTCCTACACCTAGAGATACATCTGCTCCGATAATATACTTCTCTTCAAAAGAAGGAGCTTGCCATATTTCTAAATGACCTTCTCTTTGTTCATCCCAAGACATCATCTGTGGGTTAAAACTTCTTATACTATCTGCAGGTTCTAATTTTTGTTTCTCAACCTTATCAATATCAAATACATTAGAGCCAGATACCTGGAAGGCTTCTTCAGGAGTCGCCGGATATTCCTGTGCGAACTTCTTTGAACCACCTTCACCAATCTTCATTCGTCTCCACCAAAGCTGTCCATCAGTTAAATCGTATAATTCGATTAAACCTTCTTCTTCTTTAGTTCTTACGAAGTCCTTTGGGGGCTCCATCGTGTACTCTTTAGTCATGTGCCATGGTAAGAATACAGGGACATAGTCATTAAGACCTTGCTCTGCTTTCTTCCACATCTCATAAAAAGGACCAGAGGCACCATTAGCTGTAGACTCTAGAATGATCTCAGTACCATTAGCACTAGATACACCCTGGAACAATCCAGCTAGGATCTTCTCTTGGTTTTGCCAGAACGCCACCTCAGAACAATGTAGAATTGTCGGGGTCGTTCCTCGTCCTGCTTCTGGAGAACCAGCTGTATACAGTCTGAATCCAGAATCGTTATGAGCGAATTTAATTTCTTTTGCATTTGATTTTACAAGTTCTGGTTGTGAGCCTCTAGGCATCCTCTCAATGAATTGCTTACTCATGGTAAACAAAGCATCAGATGTAGCACTATCATGTGCTAACACAACTGAACGTGTATATGGAGTATGTAAGGTCTTCCAGAATACTCTTCCAGCAGTATATGTAGATATACCTTGCTGACGAGCCTTTAGGATTAATACTCTTACTCTCCCTTTCTCTTTAAGCTGTTTCTGTACAGCATCGTGAATCTTTTGCTGAGCCTGATTGAACTTAAAAGGTATGTAACCTTGAGCTGCATCTTTGGTGATAATTTTAAGTCTCTCTTCTGAGAACTTACCAAAGTCTTCTGCATACTCTTCATTTTTCTTCTTGCGTGCTAATTCTTTCTTAAGTTCGATTCGCTTCGCTAAATGAAGCTTATAATCATTATCTTTTTTCATCTATAACCTCCATTATAAATTTGGTCCCGAGTTATTGACCTAGCTCTCGGGGTAGCTATTCGGAGGATGGTCAATCCTTAAAATCTCCTAAACGTCTTCGTAGTAACCCATCATGGTTGCGTAGACTGTTGCGTCATTTGTTTTAGCTAAAAGGTAAAAACCTTCATCTATAGCTAAATTCAGACCTACAATATCCCTACTATGGTTCTTAGGTATATTAAACTCCATCAGAGTTGTACCTGTAGTAGCATCCGGTGTTGTGGCAAGATATATTGTGACATCTGCTCCATTAACACCAATAAAGTTATCTGTAGATATTAAGACATTCTCCATAATCATACGCTGACCGATAAAAGGGATAGCGAATACATAAGCTGTATCGATAGTATCCATTTTATTATGCAGTAACTGATTTGGTTTTAATGGGGCTACTCTTACTTCCCCGTTACCAGAAACTGCAGCTGATTTACCACAGTCTCCAAATATACTTATTGGTAATGCCATAACTACCTCCTATTAATCTGTCCAAGCTAATAGGTCTAAAGATACTTCACCAGCTGCTGCTGAGAAAGGTGCAAACTCTACCGCAATAGAATCATTTGGACCTAAGATAATTGAACCTCTGTAGTGAGATGCAAATACAGACGGACCACCTTGCATCCAATGCATGATTTCCGTACCACCTGTAGTATCACTAGTAGCTCCACCGACTTCCGCTGTAGCATCTAATGTAGTTGCATCTGTGAAATTTAAGTTAGCTGGGGTTAGTGCTGTACTATTTGAAATACTAGTTGGGTTCTTTGAAATTAAGAATTTACCTGGTACTTCTGAACCTACAGTCATAAAACCTAAGAACATTCTCTTAGTTGTAGATGTGTTCTTTACGTACATTATAGCTCTTGAGTCATCTGCCGTAGCACTTGATGTTACAAAACCTGATGAAATTAAGAAAGTATCACCATTCATTGAGTTGTGCATGATAATTGGTCTTTCTACTGCTGTTGTCAGTAATGAACCCTCGGAATCAATTTTTGCAGCCGTTCCTGAGCTGGCATCTCTAATTATGCTCATCTTCTATATCCTCTTCTGTTAGAACCTCATCATGTGCTACTGAATTGTAAGCATTCATAATCCTAAGTTCAATTAATATTAATTTTAATAAATTGTTAGTTTCTGCTGTACCATTTAAGTCAGTTTGATCTAATGGTACATTACTTTGTAAATTTACAGACATATTCCCTCCTACCCGTAAAAGGCTATAGTAATAGTAGCAGTACAATCAGAAAGAACATTTATCTTCTGCTTGTCCCCTATAAACCTCTGCGCTGGGTTCTGCTCTGTCCTTGTGGTTACTTGACTAGGGTCCCCATTGGGTAAAACTACATCATCTTCATCATAAGAGACATAGAATATGTTGTTTGAATTAAACACTACATATCTGGCATCATCAGGTATATCTACTACTTGTCTAATACCTACGGACGTAGTTATACTTACCATATCATCAGACACTGGAAGCATCTCAGGGAAGTGATTAAGGTTTACACCTTTTAGTATCAACTTCTTCATAGAACCTCCTTACTTAAAGAACTCCACAGTAATATGTGTTAGTCCTACAGCGTTA